GCTCATCTCCTCCAGCTTGTAGCGTAGCATTTTGATCGTAGCCTGATCCTCTGCCATCACCCGCTCCAGGCTGGATGCCGCATTCTTGATCTTAGTCAGGTTTATGTCGCTCATGCGGAGATCTCCTCGTTTGGTTCTGTTTTGTCGTCCCGCCAGTGCTGAAATGTCGGTTGGCGCAGTGCGGCGTAGCTAGGATCGCGTTTGTGCTTTACCTCAGCGATCCGAGACCATTCTGTGGTCTTGTACCCGCTGGCGATAGTGCTCTGCCAATGTACCCACTCCGACCACAGCTCTCTCCGTTCGTCGTGTGATAGCTTGCCAGGGCCTACACCGATCCGTGCTCCTCTGTACTCTGCTATCACACGCCCGACCATACCAAGACCGTCGCCCTTCTTTAGGCCGTCTTCTGGGCGGTCCTTCGTAGCTGTAGCTTCCTCGAACCCGACGATCTTGAGATCTACCGTCGGCTCAATCACATCCTTCTGGAAGCCCTTTTGACGCTTGTTCGGGATGAATGGGTCCATGGTGCATCTGGCAATCCAACCCTCGAAGTAGGCCGATGGTGTGTCCGATTTGTATCGGATGTCCTGTTTCTCACCCTCGTACGCCTCCTTGTCTCCGGCCTCCACGATGGTGTACGGCGGGCAGCGAAGCAGTCGCGGGATCTTGTCTTTGTACGGGTAGTACCCGTCGATCAGAATGTCGATACCGCGCAGACGCTGTAGGAAAAACGGCTGCCCGTCCTCACAGTCCCATACAACGCCATACAGCTCCTCACACGGTTGGTCCTTACGCACCATACCCGACACGTCCTTGAACGTCTTGACGGTAGGGTGCTGCACCTCGAAGACGACCTCACACGGCCCCTCGCCGCCGAAGATCGCGACTGCCTCTTCTACGAGGTGCTGAACAGAGCTGACTGTCTGTTCTCCGGGACGTGTGGTGCTTTCTACCAGCTCGCCGCCTTCTCCGATCTTGACACGGATAGGCACACCGTCGAATTTTTCCATCACAACGATCTCCTCCTCGAAATAGTCGAGGTTGAGACCGGTCGAGAGGGGGATCGTTGCTTTCGCCATATTGGTTACCCTACCAGATTGCCGATGTTGTTTTCGATGCGGCGTGCCTTGCAGGCTTCCTGTTCGGCCTCGAAGGCGGACTGGCGCAGTTCGTTCACTCGCTCTCGCATCAACCGGCTGGCGTTGTCGTTCTGTTCTGCGACAGTGCGCAGGCGGCTACGCGCCTTCTCCAGATCCGCGATGGCGGAGGCGGCAGACGGCGTGCGGGCGAACATAAAGCGGAAGTTGATTTTTGGGAAGTTCATAGTATTATCCTTTCAGACGTTGGAGATCACCGCTCAGCGAGATTGCTGCGCGGCGTAGCTGGACGAGACCAGCATTGTTGTCGACCTGGATATCCGCATCTGCGGGTAGTAGGTCGCAGGTAGGGTCTGGTGGCAGCTTACATGAGCGATCCACCCATATAACCCGGTCGAAGTGATGCCGAGATGCTTCGAATTCGTCACGGGACCGTAGACCGACGTATATATCGTTGACTGCCAGGATCTCCTTTACTAGCCGATCTTTCGGCTGATTGTACTCAGAGATAGCGTACTTCCAGAATTCGCGGTGGTTCGCCCGATCTTCGAAACAGGCGGACGAAGACGGATAGTCTACGCCGATGTCCGCCATTGCTGGGCGGACAACTTTGTCGGCGCACCACTCACTACTGCTTGCGAATGTCCAACCGCCGACCTCCCGCAACAACTCTGCAAGAGTGTCCTTTCCGTGCCGACCATGTCCTATGATCAGCAACTTCATTCTGGTGCTCGGTGGGCCAGAACCAGTATCCGTGTTGGTCATGCGTCTTTTCTCCACAAGTAGTGCGTATAGAACAGATGAGAGGCGCCGCATCCAAGACTACCACCGAGGGCGGCGGAGAAGAAAGTGGCGACGGGCGAAGAGGTGTTGGCCACCACGTAGATAAACACGAACTGCGTGATGCTGATGAGCCACGAATTACACATCGCGAGCACCCACCGATCATCCCGCAACAGCTTCGAGTTCATCACGAGGCAGAACACTGCACAGAACTGTGCCAGGAAGACTACAAACAGGGTCATTTGATATGCCCCAACTGAATAGCCAGACTGTCGAAGATGGACGTTCGGAAGTTGTCAGCGCGCCGCACATGGGCGAACATGATCTGCGCTGGCTCACCGTCGTATCCGACGATAGACGAATACTCCTCGCCACTACGACCGTCACCAAAAAATGCCCCGTTCACGACGAACCGATCATTGTTGAACCGGCTGATGTTGTGTTTGTCTCCCATACGGAACATCGTGATGTACTGCTTGATCTGGTCGATGCGGTTGCCGACATGCTTCTTCAATGCAGCCCCACTGGTCGCCACGCCTACACCGTGCTCGTACAGTACACGCTGTCCGTAGATCTCGTGTATGTGGAAGCTACCCGTAGGAATGAAGAAATTTGCACGAATGCGGTTGGCCTGTGCAAGCATCTCCACGGCGTGGTACATAGGCCAACTCAGATGCTCGCGCCCTGGGTTGAACATATTCAGACCGTGCCCGTCGTGGTCGTGGTTGCCGGTGATCATCACCACATCCAGTTCCGCGCCGACGCTGGCCAGAGGCACCACGACCTTGTTGAACATCCAGTCGATACCCAGCTTCATCTGGTCCGCAGTACCGATGTCGCAGGCACGGCCAGAGTTGCTGTGTTTCTTGTCGCTCTCGATGATGTCTCCGAGTACCGCAAGTACGATCTTCTCGATGTAGTAGCCCTGGACCTTATACTGGTTGATCCGTGTCATAACGACTGAGATCCACTCGTCTACGCGCCGCGCCGCAACAACGCTGTCGTAGTCGTCCATCAGCTTGCCAATCTGCAGGTCCGAGAAGAGGAGCTCAATCGTGATCGGTCGCCCGTCGACTTGCTCGGTCGGCGGAAGAACAACTTCGTCTGTTTTGGCCATGGCTTCTCGCACAGCATCGCGGATGTGGTCCATCACATGGATACCGCTGTTCTGCGCATCCGTCAGCTCTCGCACCTGTCGCCGTAGCGCGAGGTTGTTGTTTGTTTGTAGACGTAGCTTCCGGCTCAGATCTGCAGTATCCATGATCTCAGCAGTCTCCGGTGCCGCGTCTGCGCCGTCATTGATCCAGGTCTGTAGGTTCTGTCGTGTCACCTTGCTCTCAGGCCCCCACCACTCATTGAGCAGCCGCGCGGCGTGCGTCAGGTTACCGTGACCGGCCTTCATAGCATCTGCGATCTGTTCGTCTGTAAAGTCCGTTCGTTTTCCCATCGGTGGTCTCCGCTTTCTTCCAATTAGAGCCAGTACAGTAGCTGGCGTTCACGTCGCACGTATTACACGGCGCGAGCTTCGGTCTCACATGCATGAACTTACATGTGCTACAGTCTTTGATCTTCAAATGGATCTTCCTCTTGCATGATATGTTTCTCGTATCCTCGGTTTCTGTACTCTGCTTAGAGCCAGTTCAGTTATATCCTGTAGGATGCACGCACTTGGTAGATATAGCTCAACGTACCGGTGGTTCTGTGTATCCCAGACTTGTATACACCCGTCACCCGCTGACTTTACGGCTGCATGTAGACGTGCCACCTCCTGCTCAGCATCGCGTCGATCTTGGATAGCCCGCGCCTCTGCCAGGATGCTTTCCTCCTCCGCTGCGGACCTCTCTGTCCGCCTGCTTTTGCTAGGTAGGTTCCGCAATTCGTTAAAGAAGCTCATCTATTCCTCCTGGAAATTGTCGTCGTATCGGGCAATGTGTGGCATGAACCGCGCAGTACCCTTGATTGTCCGCGCCCCCTCCCGACGCAGCTTGTTCTTCGGTGTTCCGATGTATCGGAGGCCTTCTAGGCTTGGATCGTTGCTGGCTCCGATGTGGATCTGGAAGTCACATGCACCCTGCTTACCAGTCTTGCTGTCTTTCAGCATAGACATCCCTGGGTACATCTCCCCGTCGCCCTCCGCGCTAATCTGAGAGGTGGCGACGCCTGCAAATCCGATGCCGACACTGATCTCACGTGCCCACTGATACATCTCCTCTAGCATTTCGTGCCGCGCCGCGCCGCCGTTTCCCCAGCCTATGTTGTCGATCATGTCGTAGATCACAATACCGGCGTTGGCCTGCTCTAGCAGTGCCTCTACCCGGCTAGCGTGGGTGCGATGAATATCCATGACCCGGATGCGGTCTGGTCGTCCCACAACATCACCATATTTTCTGGTGAGTGTCCCTGCGGTATTGAGCGCAAGCATTTCCTCGCGACCGATGCCGAGCGCCGCTTGATAAAGTCGTGGAATGATACGAGATCCAGGTCCCTCATTGTTGAGCCATACGATGTTCTTGTCGTCCGGTAGTTGAGGAGCCCAAAAGGTGGCTTCACCAGCAAGAAATGTGGTTTTACCCTTATCAGGGCGCGCAGCAACGATACCGAAGTCACCGGCACGAAGTCCTCGCATACCCTCTCGAAGACAGTTGAGCCGGAAGTCATAGCCTGTCTCATCTGCCTCATCGAGTAGGATGTCTCCGATATCGCGGTCGATCCAGTCAGCTTTTGGCTTCGCAGCGAGCTTCTTGTGCTCGTTCTGAGCCTCTCGGACCCGGAGACCGAAGTCGGGACAATCGCCGTCTGCATGGCGGGATATGAGAGTGTGAAGTGTGTTGCTGAGGTGTTGGTTGGCGATCTCATTCTGTAGGCTCTCCTCTACCTCTTTGGAAATCTCCCCCTTTGCCGCCTGTTTGACCGCCACATGCATAACGGCCAGCTCCTGGTCGTCTGTACCCTGGTTCCACACCTTCATCCGTGGTCCAAAAAGCTGGAAGTCGATCTTATCGTGCGACTTGTACTCTTTGAAATACCGACCAAAATCGTCCAACACTGCGATAGTCGCACTGCTGACGATCCTCTCGTCCAGCTGGCGCCGGTAGCGGTTGAAATTCTTCCGCGTACGCATAAGCCGGAGGAGGTTTGCGTCAAACCCGCTCATACGGCAATCCCGGCATTTAGCTTCGCTGCCCGGAGTAGGACGTTATGCGCGCCAGTCCCGGCAACTAGGGTCGTCTGTACGAAGTAAGGGCCGTTCACATTGTAATCATGTGGCACCAGCGCCGGATCCGCCGTCGCGACCTGCAGTTTTCTGGCACCCAGGTTCGTCTGCGACGTAGAGGTGCGATAGTTGGACTTTTCGTACCCTAACACCCACAGGAATTCCAGCATGAGTGTTTCTTCCTGCTCTCGGTCGATGGCCGCTTGCTTCTCGCGCTCCACATCTAGATCGTGTTTAGCCCACAAGATGGCGTCACTGATCGCCTTCTGTCTGGTTTCCAGCACAGCGAGTTCGTTCTCAATTTCCTGGACTTTTGTCACGGCGGGTTGCCTCCATAAAGCGCGCCTTGTCGAAGCGCGGGTTGATTATTGTGAATTGCGCCGCGAGGTTCTCTGCCACGCGGTCCAGCGCTTTGTCCTCGTACCACGGTCTATTTGGCCAATTGTGGTGTTCTGCGGTGCTCGGTCGCTCCACACGGATCGCCTCTGCGACCAGCTCGAAGTGCTTTCGTGTCATTGTCATACGTCGATCTCCTGTAATCGGTAGTTCGCCCGTGCGGTATCGTTAACGCGCCAACCAGCCCATGGCCCAGATGCGTAGAACACCCATACCCCGTGTGCATCACGACCGTACTTCTTTCCCTGCTCCTGCCCGATGATGTACCGCCCGTCGTCTGTGGTGTAGACCAGCTTGATGGTGCTCTCCATCCAGCAACCCTTATTAATCACGTATGTGCTACCAAGGCGCGGGACAGCTGTATCAAATTGAGCCACGTATTGGGCAGGAGTGCAGCCTATCCCGATGTCACAGTAATCGAATTGTCCGGCCATATCAGTCTCCGTATCTCATTTAGTGAGTGTTTCTTTGGGTCACGATCAGATTGGATCATTGAAACCGTTTTCCCTGTCATCTGCAGAAGGGCGTGCATCTTTCGCCTTGCACGAACTCCGGCAGCATCTGGGTCCATCCATATGGCGATGTTCTTGTGGTGTGTGTCTCCTATCCTGGCCAATACGGCGGAGCATAGGTTTGTGCCTAGCGTAGACCACGCATCACATACTTTCGACACACGGCAGGCGCTAAGCATATCTTCTGTCAGCACCAGCGTGTCCGTAGGCTGTATATGCGGGGCCTGGAAGGCCGGTCGCGGGTTACGACGTATTTGGCCAAGGTACTTTGGTTCCTGCCCCTTATATAGCGCTCTGGCTTGTACTGCCACCAGCACACCGTCTTCATATACGGGCATGATTACGCGCTGCATCGACGGACTGTAACCAAAACCATGTCTTGCGACGTCTGAGTGGTTCAGCCCGCCCTTTGCTAGCCATAGCACACCGGCTGGCGGCAACTCTGTTGTGAAATCGTGCGGTAGCTCCGGGGGCTTGGACCGGAACTCCGCTGCTTGTAGTTGCATTGCCCTGCGCTCTTGTGGGGTCATCGGTGGGACAGGCTTACTGTCCTTGTGGTAACAACCGAAGCAGAAGATCGAATACACCTCACCGTGATTTGTCACGCCTGCGGCCTTCTTTCTTTTACAATGGGGGCAGTCTATCCGAACATTTCCACCTACTGGTTGGCCCATGGCGAGCTTCAACCAGTCCACGGGATCACACCGTCAAGAAGTGGCGGCTGAATTCGTCAGCTTCGTACACAAACACGTCGTTCGCCAGACGTAAAAGGAAGTCACCGAGCTCCACCGGCTGTGTATCCTCGCCATCGTCCAGTGCAAGGGTGCCGTCAGCACCGGCTGGGAGCGTGTAGCTCGTATTCGCCAGGATGTCATCAATGGCGCTCACAGGGGTTTCAGTCGTGATCTGTAGAGAGGTGATCGGGGCGAACGGGGTCGCGATTTTGATCTTGCTCATGTGTTCAGGTCTCCGTCAGGAAGGATGTGCGGCCTTGCATGGCCAGGAAGCTGTCAACAGGCGTCAGTGGGTCGATACCGACCAGTGACATCAGGTCACGGTCGTACTCACCCTCCTCGGATCGAAGCTCGTCTAGCGAGATCGTGTCAGGCTCGTTCAGCACGTCACCAACGGCGCCGTAAGCACGCCCACGCCAGTCCGGTGATTTCAGGCGACCTATAATAGTGCCGGAGTATTCTGTCTTATCGCGTTCCACGATTTTTCCACTTCTTGATTAGAGTGCTCGGTGTAGGCAGCATCCAGCCGACCACAGCGAAGACCAGCACGATCATCAACAGGAGGATCATGGAGGCCGATGTGTTGTTCACGACCATGCTCTCGATGGTGCCTGCATCCATGTTAGATACTGAGCCCAGCGTCTGATGGTTTTCTTTTCCTAACTGCAGGTTCGCCGCCGTGTTGACGCCACCGCCCTTAGACAGGAGAGACTTGGCAATATCTGCCGGGGAGCAGGCCAGCAGCATAGCGCTACCGGCGGTTAGGAATGCAAAAAGCGTTGCCTTATCCATGTCACCCCTCCCCCAACCACTGCCGGATCTCGCCCTCTCGTCGGATAGAGAGCCCACGCGACACGACCTTGCGGCCATCAATAGTCTCTTTATTCCAGCGGCGCATCTGCGCAGGGACAGCGCCGTAGTCGCCGTTATTCAACACGCGTAGCAGTGTGCTATTGGCGAATGCGCCGCCACCGATGTTGTACACCAGGGACGCTAGCGCGGCGCGCTGATGTTGCTCCAACGGGACAGTCACCAACCGGTCCACGTAGGATAGCGCCTCCGCGTGATCGTGCTCGAAGACTTCCGCGCATTTCTCATCAGACCACTCGTCACCCATCTTGAATGGATACTCTGGATCACTGGTGTGCCCCATACAGATCGTAGGTGTCCCGTTCGTGTCGAGATACGCCTTGTTTACCTTACCCTCGCGCTGGATGATATCCAGACCGCCGACCGTTGCGGCGACGCTCACAGCAGAGACGGCTGCAGTGAAGGCGACACGCTTGATGATAAAGCCACCCGCGAACACAGCAGCGTGGCTGATTGCGCTTTTAAATACCCGTTTGAAGTTCATGTTGGTTCCTTTTCTGGTTGATATTGAACGCTCTTATGAAGACGCTGATCGCTCAGCGCCTGTAAAGGGCATTACTCTTGCTTCATGCTGTCCTCGCTATCGCTAATGTTGTGCCACATCCTCCGGTGTAGGTGTGGTCTTAGGCTATCCGGCTATATCTCTCTAAACACCAACTATCTAAACAGTACGTCAGGGCGATGCTCTGACTGGAGGTCGCCAGTTTTTACGGGTCATGTAGCTCTGCGCCGAATGCAGCTAATCCTGATACCCGCCGTTTTCCCGCGACCATGCGTCTGCCCGTGTCTTAATGCTCAGGCAGTAGCGCCATGCACGGTGACAGTGGTGCTTGTCCCGATATACAGAGTTGATCAGGCTCTTGATCAGCATCAGGTGCGGCGGGAACAGGTCACGTAGGATTTTGGAGTACAGCCACGCACAGAGTGAATAGTGTAGCGGGCCGCCGAATAGGACACACACAAGATGAGAGAATGCATAGCCCAGGTTCAAGAAATACTGTTTCATTCGTCATCTCCACAAAGAGGGATACCAAGTGCGTCGTGCAGCGCGCGGCCACGCACATCCACTGTGCCCCAACCAAACCGGTGAGAGGCGCGTTCAACGAACCAATCACCCAATCCAGGCCACCGTGCATTGTACGCGTCTCGCCACGCTTCAACCGCCTCGGCGTGCTTCTCGTCTGAAAGCCCGTCTGTAGGCCACGGCACCAGCAGGATGATGGACGCTGCTGCGGTCCATGTGGCGGAGGGGCCGTGGAATTTGAACAGAGTGCGCGGTGCTACGCACACGTCGTCCGCCAGCAGGAAGAAGGTACACGCGGATTGGCAGATACTCGTTCGGATCGCAATCTGGTTACCGGCAGCGTTCTGCTCTTCCACGATAGCGATATACTTCGCTGCGCGCCCACCCTCGGAATAGTTGTTTCCGACCTCGTAAGTGTCGGCAGTCGCTGCCCCGGACATAGCCACAGCCACCGCCAGCGCTCCGATAATGCTTTTGAAAATCATGGTCTCTCCGATCAATGTTTGGTTCTACCGCTGGCTTCTACCAGCAGGTGGTTGTCTTCTGTGAGGATCTGATCACCGTCTCCGGCATTATAGACCACATGGTAGCCTAGGATCTCGCCCCGTGACTTAGCGTGTCGTATATAGGCACGCTTGGTTCCGAGTATGGCGTCGTATAGCAGCTTGTTTGCGACTGCCTGGGCGGCGCGCTCGTTGATAAATACAGCCCGGTCCATCACAACCACCGGGGCTTCTTCTTGTCTCGTACAGCCAGCAGGGCATCGACGCGCGGACCCATGGTGCCGCCGACGTCAACGATATCCTCAACCTCTGCCCAGCCGTTGAGCACGCCGTCAATAGCTGCCCACAGCTCTCGTGCGTCGCGCTCTGCAGGTGCCTCAGACTGGCTGTTGTCAACCACGATGAACCACTCACCAGTCGTCGGCTTGTAGGTCCATGCCTGCTGCGCCTTTGCCTCTTTCTCCGTGACGCGCTTCATGCATCCGAGGTACTTATCTGGGCGACCCGCGAACTTGCCATCCTCCAAGAACCGGAGTGTGGCGTACTGCTTGTTGCACTCGCTCACAACCAGAACGCTCTCTTGGTTTTTCATGGGTAGCTGACCAGCCCACAGTAGCTCGTTGAACTTGGCGTAGTTCAGGATGTAAGACTGTTCGAACACAACGGTCGCGTCCAACGTCTCCATCTTGGTGTACTTACCGACCACAGAGACGCCTCCGGCGGCCTCTACGATCTGTTTGATCGCGATCTGTTCCACAAAGTCGCCGTCTGTTGCAAAGATTACGTGGTTCATGCGTCTTTCCTCATTATGTTCGTGCGGCGCACCCAGCGCCCGTTCAGTGTCACCCACTCGGCGCGGGCCTTAATTGATGCAACGGTCATGCGGAACGCGTCGTCCGCACAGCCACGTTTTGATGCTGCCTCGGCAGCACGTTCGTACTGGTCTGGTGGTTGGTACATGTCCTATGCTCCTACGAATTAATCTCTTCCCACGAAATCACACGGACTTCCGATATAGGGTCTGATGTTAGCCATACGGCCTGCGTGTCGCCTTTGTAGACCTCTGCAGTCTCTAGCTCCACAACGAAAAATCCTTCTGCCTCTAGTCCACTGCGCCACTCGGCGCGGTACACCCAGCTGCGCAGCTGATCAAGTGACGAGAAGCCAAAATTGTAGTCACCGAACTGGCAATGCCGACCAGTCGCCTCAATCGCTGCACATAGTCGTGTATCGTCGAGCGGCGGTGGGTGCCTACCATCCAGCTCCAACATGCAGTAAGTGATCTCTGCCTGAGCAGTGTACATGCCTATGCCGTGCTTGTTTTGAATTCTGAAAATTCTCATCTGAACTCTCCTGTAATCAGTCATGGATGCTCCGGTGTAGGGTTACAACCGGAACACACTCACTGATTAGTCTTCTACAACAATGTTGTCGATCAGCCAGTCAAGCAGCTCGACACGTTTAGCGCCGTACGGGGTCGAAGTGTCCCACTTGTCCTCGCATGTGTGATACTCTTCGTGAGCCGCGCTCTCGTCTTTATAACTACGCACGCTAACCGGGTAAGCAGTATCCCCGCTGAAATCTGGCCAGTCTTGGAAGGCCCGGTGGAGGGCTATAATCAGCGTGGTCCGGGAATGCGACCATGGGTTGATGAATAAGAGGTTATCGCAGATGCCATCGCCACGCTTGAATACCCTGCCGCCGTCACGAAATGGCAGAGAGTCACGCATACGCCTTAGATCAGCCCGTACGTCTTTTGTGGCTTGGTTCGGCTCCGGTATATTTACTTGTGTCATGGATCACGCCTTCTGGACCTGTTCGGCCACCTTGCCCAGCTGTGCCAGCTGTTCCATGAGGGCGTCATCCAGCTTGACGTCAGCATCGGGATCTTTTGTCTGCTCCTCGCTCGCCTTCGCGGCCTTCTTTGCAAGTGAGATGATCGCAGAGGCAATGTCGAATGAGAACACAGTCTGCGGCTTGAGAGACCACCACTTCTCGTTGGCAGCGGCCTTCGTGTCAAGGTCTGTGGACTTGACAGGCTTGAACAGCAGCTTCTTGCCCTCGGCGTCTTCCTGCATATGTAGGTGCTTCTCACACCATGCCTTGACAGCCTTGAGGTTCACACCCTGGCCCAGCTGCTCGATAAAGAGGTTCACAAGGTCGCTCAGGCCCTCGTTGCTACCTGTCATAGCCCAGTGGCTCACACAGCCCACCAGAGCGTGCTGTACGCGCTCCCGCATGGTATTGGCGCTCTCGACTGCAAGGGCCATCTCAGCCTTGAGGTTTTCGAGTGAACGGGCTACGGCGGCCTTGGTTGGTTTCTTTGTCATGTTTACAGTCCTGTTACGATGGTTGTGACACTGGCGTGGCCAGCGAGGTGGTTGGAATAACGGCGCATCCAGTCTGATACGTCGTCCCGGCTGAACCCGTGACCCATGAGTTCGATTTCCAATTCAGTGAGGTTGATACAGCCTTTGGTGAATGCGAAGATCAGGGAGCGGGTGTGCGTCTGTGTGAGGTTCATACGTACGGCGCCTGATTGTAGATCCAGTTACCATCTGCATCGAATTCACTGTCGGAATTGGCAGTCTTACTCATCTTGTCCTGTGCCCAGCCAAGAGCGCTAAGGAACAGTGCCATTACCAGCCCGGCCATGATCGCAACCATAAGACCCGTGATGGTCCCAGCGAAGGCCACAGCCATCGCCACAGTGAAAGCAACGTCTACGATGGTTGCGTGCTTTACGATTGTCTTGATGCCAACCACGCGGTGGCCGGTTACGAGTACAGCGGCAACGGTGGCGCACGCTGCACCAGTGATAAATCCGAAGGTCATTTCTTTGTCCTTTCGTGGGATAGATTAGTAAAGCGCCCGCAACCCGATTACCCGGTCAATCACCGGCGCTTTATGTCCTCTATCCAGAGGCTAGATTAACACCAAATGCATCCTAACGGGCTTCACACCGCCTTACAGATACATCCACTCAGTTGCTATGGACAGTGTCGATCCTGTCACTCTGAGACCGGTTACCCGGCGACGCACACGCGCCTTGATGTTGCCCACGTTCAAGGGCTGTACACTCTTGTCTGACACTCGCAGATTACCTCAGAGTTTACATGGCTTTGTCCTGCCATGCCCCGACGCGCCTTGCGATTGACCCGGTGTGTATCCCGGTTAGTCTGTCTTTACTCTGCTCTTCCCGGCCCAGAGTGTCAACCGTTTATTTCGTTCAGGCTCTAGCTTGCTGCCTGTGGCTTGCATCCTCAGCGGTTACTTGGATCAAGGGCCGTGGCCTACCCGTTCTGCCTCTGACTTGCTATGTTACCTTGCGCTAGTGGGTCCAAGGTGTCAACCCTTATCTGCCGTACGGTTTCCCGCGCTGCGTTGCTTCATTGGGCTAGCAGCACTTACCCATCCAGGCTAATCCCCGGCGATTTAGTCTGGGATAAGGTACGCAATACAGCCTTTGTGGATTTCTCCAACCTGTCCCATGCACCCTTACAGGCGATAACGAGCGGCATTCAATTCCCCGCTTAACCAGCTAGTTCACCTAGGGCTAGCCCCTCACCCGACGATAGGGCTTGCGCTCTGTACCGTCTGGAATTCTAGAGGACCGCCCAGCGAACCGTGCTGCCCTCTGACAACCAATCTAAGCATTACAGTCCGGCTTGCAAGCCTAAAAATGACATAGATAGCCGTATTTCTTATAAGCCTATGAACTATAAGGATATTTATAGAGCTATTACCTACTCTGACCTATATGTGACACTACTATAGGACAGATACGCTCTCAGTATCAGTTTCAAGCAAAGCGTTCCGACAGGTGATGAGGAACAAGAGCTATGACCATAGCCAAGCATACATATAGGATGATGAATATAGATGATGATGACCAACATACAGACCATAAGACAAAAGATATAGATAGCCCACGAGCAAGAGAATGAATGTGGAGCACAGTGAGCAGAGCGAACGACCGTGCGACCATTCCTAGATACCATAGGCTGTATGCTCAGCTTGACCACAGGCCATGCCATGCACCCTGCCCCCTGCCTACCATGATGATAGATAGAAAGCGCACACGCGCGCGCGAATAGGCTCACACATGCTGATTGTCAAGAGGCCCTATGGGGGAAATCGGGAAGCTAGTTTGTATAGATGCCCCCTCGCGAAAATATTTCATTTTTCATACCGGGTCGATAACCCAGGCAGGTAGTCAGAGGATCTATCTGTTTTGTACTCGCAGGCTTGATATACGCCGTTCTGAGCGCATGTAGAGGTGCCTCAGCACCAACCATAGCCTAGATGGCTACAGAGGCGCTGAGAGCGGTGTTATACGCGATTAGTGCGCGGTGTCAGGACCACCAGTACGAGGCGGTGGCGCCTGGAGTGGTGGTCTTCACGAACACTGGGCCTTTGGGCGCCGGTGTCATATCCAAGGCCGAACCTGCCGGGAGCAGGAACGAGTTCGCGTCGGAGGCAGATGCTAGATCAGGCTGTCCACAGACAACCCGGATGTCCGCCTCGACCGCGTAGATCACCAGGGTGGTGTTCGGATACACGGGTAGCTGCGAGTAGACACCGTCAGGGACAACGGACGTCTTTGTGATGATGGAAGTAGTAGCCACTGTTTAGCTCCTTAAGTTGAATATTCGACGAGGTTCGCGTCGCCGATGTTATGCGCCCATACGCGGATACGGTAGATGGTGCCAGTAAATGTGGTAGCGATCTGTAAAGCCGAGCCCATGAGATTTGGCAGACCTGCTGTGCTAGCTTCTGAGAACAGCGTGCCCTCATGTGCGGCGTTTACAGTGTCTGCACTACAGAGCATCGCTATAGAGAAAGCAACATCCAAACCAGGTTCATACGCGTCTGCTGCTGCAAGCGCAGAATTGGCAACACCGCCAGACTGACTGAAAGCAACAGCTTGTCCTGTACGCACATCTGTTGTGTTGATCTGGAGCCGGATACGGTTGCTGGCATCTGCCTGACATAGAACCATGCGGACCTGCGGGTTAATCCCATCATCTTCATAGGTCATCCGTCCTTGTACGGCAATGGACAACGCGGATGGCATAGTTACAGATCTCACAGTCAGATCTTCTATTTCGGCGTAGCCGCCGATAGAGCCAGTCAAGGACACCACGCCGAGATACATTGTGGTAGACGTTGCAACAAATAGCCCATCTACTTCATCACCGCCGGAGATATATTCCTGAAACGGAATTCCGTTCCCAAGGTCGGATTGCTCGGTTACGCGAAAGTATCCGCCACTTGCCTCCGGCGATATATAAGCAGAGCCACTGACTGAATACGTTTGACCAATAGTGAGGCCAGTGATTTCCTGAATGATTGCCGGGTTGCCATCCGATCCATCGGACAGGGTAGATCGAAGACGACCGTCAACGCTGGATACAACATTTTCGTATATATCACCAGCATACCGACCATACCAGCCAGCTGTGCCGTCGGAACCATCGGAGTTTACGACAAGCTCAGTACCAAACACCCCAACAGCATCGACCAGTGTCACCGGGTCGATCTGTATAGTCTCACCGGTGAGTGTTACTGGCGCTGCTTCTGTTTTGATGTAGTCCTGCGGGTAACGCCCGTCATTCACATGAAATGCAGTACAACGATGCGTACCTGTCAAAGTAGAAGTAGCGACGCCACCCAGACGATTATGCGCAGGAAACACCTGAACTTTGACGTCGTTGGCGCCTATCCCGGTAGTATCAAAAGAGAACCAAGCAAGCCAATAATCACCGCAATCATTAACCTCTTTTTCAATGACACGCGCGTTCCAACTGTTGATCACAGCCCCTGTCTCCGTGTCGAAAGAAAGACCGGGCAACTGTACTACACCATCGGCAGTGAAAGTGACGCGGAACCCAAAGGCGTTTTCCTGGGCACCTGTTTTTGCAACACGCATCTGACAGGTGAATTCACCATCTCCGAGTGGTCCTACGTTCTGGTTTACACGCCCATATGAGTCTGTTTGATCGGATATGAGGAATGCCGGGGCTCCACCGAGCGTCCCCTGCTGCGTTACTGTGGCACCGTTGTCACTTGGCCAATTGACCAGATTTTCGCTGTATATTGCCAGGTTCGTCCTCTCCTCGGAACATACCGCGATACCATCAGCAACCAGCTGGCCACCTTCCCACACGTTGTGTCCGGTGCGTGGTTCATCCAAACCTGCTGATACAACATCCCCCTCAGAGTTGGTGTACGTTCTACCCTCCGGCCCAGTGAATGTGAGAACCTCCTCGAATGGGTACTCAACCGAGTTAATCGTGTAAGTGCCTGCGCCTGGGTAGATGTCGATCTCCGCTGGTCGCTGTAACACGGTGTCCACGTCGTTACGTCCGAATGGTAGCCCCGCTGGGGCCATACGCCAGAGTGCTGGCGGTGCTTGAATATCTCGTACGGTCATGCGGGTGCTCCTATGATGTTCGGGTTACGCGGACTGACGCTCAGTCAGATCTTTGAGTTTCTTCTTAGCAGCACTGAGGCCTTTGTTGGCCTGCACAACGTCGTGCTTTGCTGTGATCATGCGCTGATTGTCAAGCATCGCCTGCGCCATCTCGGCAGACTTGCGTGCCTGCTCAGCGTCGGACTTGCGCTTCGCAACGTCGCGCTTACCGCGTGCGACGAGGTAGTCTTTCAGGACATCCAGGGTGTCCACCAGGCCGTCTAGGTCTGCCTCGCGACCCTTGGCCCCTACGATGGCCCGGAGCAACACAGCGCGTGCTTCACGGACGAGTGGGGTGGCTTTCACGTTGAACTTCACGCTGCGTGGGTTCAGGTCTGCGACTTCTTCGGTTTTCTTTGCTTGTGCCATGTCAAAATCTCCTTGTGATCATGTTGTGGAAGGTGTTTTCTGTCTTCTGTCCCGGCAGTGTTGCCGAGTTAGCGTGTGCTGATGGCATACCAAGGGGGTTGCGCACCATCTGATTGTAGGCGTCCTGCTTTGCTTTGTTCAGGGCCTTGTCCTTGTCTTTCTGCAGTGCTAGTACGAAGTATCTAACAGCGGATGCTAGTGCATCCAAGCGGTCATCGTGGATCAGGCAGTTGCGGTCGCGAGTGATCCGAGCCATTTGATAGAACAGGCTGAATACTGGACGGTCCTGCACAGCATATTTCTGGCATTCTTCCCAGTCGTCCTCGATAACCTGCTCGTCCATGATCAGGCGCCCGTTCTCGATCACTGGTTCCAGGATGTCGATGATCCTGAGCTCCTTCTGACCGGTCTCCCAGATGTCCTCTATCCCGATGGGCGTACGGCGGTGCTCCTCTGTCGCCTTATGCAGCAGCGGCGTAAGTACGCTGCTAAGGGCACCCTTACCGAAGTTCTCTTCGATACCCATGTTGTCCACGCCGAAGCGTATGGCGATGTCTACCAGGGTCTTTAGAGGCTTCTCTCCGAGACCGCCGGGAACTGCGCCGACCTTCACTACGAAGATTTTACCCGCTGCTTCGCGAACGATTGCGTATGCGGTTTCATCGCCATTCTGCCCGCCGCCCGCCGGGTCAACGTACATGTAGGTCTGGCTGTATTTCCCGAACTCTGTGCCCATGTGTGGAACTAGGTGGTAGTCGAGCTGGATTGGGAACTGCGCAGGTACAGGGATCAACATCTTGCGATCCCGGTACAGCTGCATGTCAAGAGGTGCCTTGGTGCTGTCTCGGAGGTCCGCGAAGAAGATCTTCCCAGGATTAAGCGGGTAACGACCGGCGTCCATGAGCGCAGTGTCCAGCATGTGCTGTAGCTGGAAGAACGCTGGGCCCTGGTCGATCTCCTTGGCGACCATCTTATCCTCTGGGACGATGACGCTGTCGATTGCTTGGCCACGGTCGCCCATTGGACCACCACCAGTCTGCAGTTCAGGTCGCGCCTTTACGATCTGCATGATGCGCGGCGCCAGGAACCCGTTGTAGTTCGGGATTTCTTCTTTAGTTGGGAAGCGCCCGGTCCAGATGCGGATATCGTACCCACGGGAAGGTAGGGCGTTGTAGATGCTGTCAACCGACTGAGGTGTACCGAGGTAAATGATATCGCCGGTAGAGCAGATGGATGTGAAGTCGCGGGTGATGTCTGTGAGGACTTCCCGCTGCACAGGCGTCCTGCTGTTCTTGTAGCTCTCAATGTCGTCCGCAATGAGCAGATCGGCACGCGAACCCTGGACAGTAGACGTTGCACCGAAGCACGCGATACTGGGCGACTTATCTGGGCCTTTTAGGCTGTAGTGTACGTCGTAGTTCTCGCGGGATGCCCGGTCACCAGCTGCTCTATCGGGTCGCAACACCTCTAGGAAATCTATACCTGCGATCAGTTGGATGATCAAGGTGCTAATCTGAGAGGCCATGTTCTCGCCAGCAGACAAGATTACGATCCTGGTCGTAGGGTCGTGTATAAGCCGCCACACAGCGTAGATCGCAGTGATAGTCGTCTTGGCCTGCCCGCGCTGCGCCTGGATCATCCGATACAGCGGACCATGCTCTAGATAGTGCCCGATATCCTTCTGGACCCAGGAGCACTTGAAACCCAGGTACTCCATACAGTCCTCTAGGAACGGTGTGAATGTCGGATAGGCCAGCTGAACCTCTTTGAGTGTTTCCCAGCGTGCTAACGCCTGCTCGGTACTTTCTCTTTTAAAAGCCATACTGGCCTCCTATCAATGGTGTGGGACGTCCGAGAACGGGTCGTCAGTGTTCCGCTTCTTTTCACGGAGCGCCTGTAACCGTTTGTGCATCTCGTTCATTGTTTCTGAGCCGCTTGCCGGATCAGCTGTGATATCGTTGTCTTTCAGGAACGCGGACACAACTCGGAACAGGCCGGTATCAACGCGCGCGGTCGGTGCAAGGGACAGTGCGGATACCAGTGACTTAGCAGAGTCCTCATCCATTTCTGTCAGCGGTGTCTCGTACAGCTCTTTGGTTTTCTCGATGCGAGAGCGCTCTGCGTCGAGCGCATTCGACATTGCGTCTGCTACGGCCTCATGTAGGGCCGATAGCTTGTTATGTGAGGCGCTCAATGGAACATACCCCGCGCGTACATTGTGAACAGGGAGATACCAGTAGGGATCGCGGTTACCATGCCTACGAGTTTCCAGCGGAAGCCTTCCAGGGCGCGTACGCGGTCTTCTAGCTTCTCGGTGCGCTCAATGGAAACCTGCTGCGCTCGCAGAATGTGCTTCACGTCGCTGGCGATGCTACCGAGCGTACGGTTTAGGTCATTGATTGGGTCGGCCATCGAATGACCTCCTTTCTGTTGTGTGTGGGACCGCCCGTAGGCGGCCCTTGCTCATTGTTACAAGGCTGCGATCACAAACACGCCACCGTTACCCATGGTGACTTTGTAATCCGTACCGTTCGGTGCCGTCATAATGTATCCCTTACCTGTTGAGAACGGCGAACCGATGCGCCATGCGTCGTGTGTAGTATCGAAGCGGATCTGATCCTGCTCTTTGGAAACTCCGCCGCTGTACGGCACGATCAGGAACTCGCCTTCAACGGATGTACCCATGTACGCCCCAGTGGTCCCGTCTCTGCTCATGTGCAGGATACCGTCGCCGTCGACACGCAGCTTATTACTCAGCTGGAGAGCGTCGATATCGTCCTGCTCGGAGTACATGAGGATCGTACACTTGCGCTGGTTAGCAGCTAACCACGAGCCTGAGCCCTCGGTAGCGTACACGATAGTCGCGGAGTTGTACAGGCGACCGCCAGTGATAACCAGACCGTCTGCGTCCTCACCAGCCTGTGTCGCAACTAGGCGGAGGTTCTTTGATCCTGCGCCGAAGCTACACCCGTCCAGGATGTGGTTGAAAGAGTACATGACCACGTCGGTTGTGTCCCAGTAGCCGTTCTCTGTCTGCACATTAGCGCAATCTGGCCCATAGATGATGCTATTCGCCCAAGGATGGCCGCCGCTGAACTGCCCATTATGGAACATGTCGAACTCAATCGAAACAGACGTGGCTGTGATCAGAGGATCAATTAGGTGGAAGTCAGCTGTGTAGATACCAATGGCCGTAGTGTTCATGTCCAGGTCAGTCAGTCCGCCTGGGAAGGCTACACCAGCCTGTCGGTTACGCCCGGAGATCGACACGCGCTCGATACGCAGTTCTGGGTTCTTACACTGAGCGCCTCCAGCAGGGAACGGTGCACCAACTTGTGGGTTGAAGTTACCAATGTGGTTCGGTGTGAGGATCTTGTCGGACACGGCTGTCGTGATACCCCATGTGCCTTGACCGAGGTTGAAGATGTGCGCTGCGCCAATGGTCGTCCGGTTCGTGTTGATCGGGTAGATCCCACCGGTCTGAAATGCGCAGTCGATCTCGAAAGAGTCTGCAACGGTCACGCCATCCACATAGAACAGGTTTGACTGTGCGACCTGCTTATCGGTCAGCTCGTACGTACCTATGACCATCGCGTACCCTGGGACGGTCGTAACTAGACCCTCTGTCGGGTGCGTATGTGTCGCCAGTGCGGACGCGTCGAAGGTGTCCAGAACGTCCAGGCGCCCGTTACTGATGTGCATTCCGTACACAGCGCCAGGACCGGTATCAAATACCCCATCGTGGTCAACATCCAGGGCGCCGATCACCCAAGGCCGGTCAATACTTACCCGCTCGCCTAGGAAGTCCACTCTGGTAGGTGCGGAGAACTTGGCACCGTAATACAGCGCCGCCGTATTCGGGTATGCGACGCCAATTAGCGGTGTGTGTGCGACTGCTGCTGTCATAGCGTCGAGGGCCGCGATCATATTCGTTGTACCGGGGGTAGTGTTCTCTCCGTAGTGTTGCGGCGAGATGAACGTATCCCCAGGTTCCCAGTAGCGCGTACCGCCATTGGTTGTGAGGGCTATGCGTCTGTCAGCCACAACGGTCTCGACATATCGTAGGATCATACCGTGCGGGGTCAGAACTGCGATCCGCGAAACTGATCCGTCCACTGTGGCTGCGGCTGCGGTCGCTCGATTTTCGTACGGTTCGATGGAACCTGCAGCGGCTACCGCCTCGGCTGCCGCCGCTGTGGCAATCACCTGGGAACCAGCTGCAGCGCTCACTGCTTGTTCAAGATCTTTCGTTCCCTCTAGCTGATCCTGTGCCTCCTGGACACCGAACAATACCTGCTGGAACGACTGGTCTACAGCAGCTGCGGAGAACGCAGATGCACCAGCGAATTTATTGATTGTGGTTTGTATCGGTGTGGTGCGCCGGAAAACAATTGGTTCACCTACGCCAGCCGCACCACCGCCAACCTCCAGGAGACCCGGAGAGATGAATGTGATCGTACGGTAAATCGCGTTGCCTGCACCATCGACCTCGTTGTTGACCTGCGCAGTTACGTGCGCCTCGTCCATATAGCCATCAGTGAAGTTCACGGCCCACTGGATCGTGGTGCCGTCGCCGGTCTTCTCGATCACGCTGTTCTTCGCCATGATAATTTCCTTTTCTATCCTATAGTAGTGTAACGTGGTGACCGGGCGCGTACGCCCGATCAGGATTAGTTCTTCATCGCGTTGAATATAGCCGTGAAGCCAACGGCATTACCGATGATCGGTGCAGCCTGTAGAGCACGGATACGGTCGTTCCATGCCATATCACCGACTGGGTTCAAGGCGCCAGGGATATGCAGCATCCGGTTCAATGTAGGGATGGCCGGTGGCACTGACACGATCCCGGTGCTTGCAGAGTGCCGCCCGTACTGATTAAATCGCATATCATTCATGCCAAGCATTGCGGCGATTGGATCCGCAAACATCGGGAACCACCCGGTCATGTTCGACATACCAAACGCACCCTTTGCCATTTCAGCTGCTGACGGTACATCCTTGCCATTGATAACCTGCCGCCCTGCGTACACCAGACCAGCCGTAGCGAGGCCCATGGTTAGCATGGCAGTGGCCGTCGGCGTACCCATGTTCATGTTGCGGGCTGCCTGCTTCTGCATCGCGGCCAGCGGGAATGTCTTTAGGTGCGAGAAGATCGCTCCCCAAGATGAGTGCCACCACTGACTGTCCTCGCCTGCAAGTCCTTGCTGGACCACCTGATGCGTGTACCTGTTAAGCGCGGTGGCGAAGTCGTCGGCGTCCGCGAGGTCCCATTTCTCCATGTGCAGCCGGTTCACAAAACCTTCTTCTGAGAACTCGACATGCTTGAGGTTCTTTTTGAACTTCTTAGGGTCGATACCGATGTCTCGGAGCTGCGCGTCGCCCGTTCCGTCACGGAGGTGTTGGAATGCCTTGTCCGCCATAGATGTGACTGCGATCTGTTGCTGCTTCGACTTTACATAATAGAAACCGGAGATATAGCCCTGCAACCGCTGACCTTTGCCAAGCACAGCGTCCAACGTGCCTAGGAATTTGTCCAGCTCCATGGCATAGACCGGGTCATTGCGGATCTCGTCCAGCTGTAGCTCTGGCCGGAACAGCATATGGTCGTTACCGAGTTCTCCCATGAATGGGCGGAGCTCCTGAGCTAGGCGCCCGTTAGGTCCTTCCTTCTCCAGAGTGTTGAACACATCCTTTGCGTGCCGCTTCCAGGTATCTGCGCCGACGGCTGCAATCTGCGCGCCTGTCTCACCAGCCTGTGTCAAGCCCATCTGGTTTAGCAACCCCAGGTTTGCGATGCGCTTCATCCTGCTCACTGTTGGATCTACACCACCGGCAATTGGCCCACCGTCGAAGTGCGTGAACATGTTCTCCATGGTCGTGCGCTTCCCTTTGGTGTCCGTGTCGCCACGAGCAACCATCTCCGCAATTGCCGCGTCGATCATAACCTTCCGCTGCCCTTTGTTCGTAATCCCCTTTCTTGCCAATGCAGCCGCACCGGCGGTCTTCCGCAGATTTCTCTGTGTGAGCTCCGTCAAATTTGTGTTGATCAGATCTAGCATACTCAGATCACCGTCGGATACGCGCATGTCCAACTCAATACGTGCCTTGTTTGATCCAAGTTGACCGCGCTCCTCTGCGGACCCCTGGAGCGCCTTCATCAACGCGTCAAAGTTCTCGTCGTTGTACCCGCTATCCTTTAGAGTTTGACGCAGGAACTCCTGACCGTCCGAGTTCATGGTCATCAACATGTTTGTGTCTATACCGTCCTCGTTAGCAAGCGCACGCCGTACAATCGCCTTCGCAACAACTTGGTCGTGTCCCTCGGCTACGAGTGTTGGGTGCATCTTACGGTACGCGCTCGCAACCATAGCCTCGATACGCTTCTGCGAGATGCCTCTGCGCATTGTTTCTCGGATAGCTGCGCCGTCCCAGCTACGCGTGTAGTGCCCGGTCTGCTGCGTCAGGCCCTGGGCGCCGTCTACGGCTTCCTCCCCATCCCTGCCTAGCTTGATCTCTAGATCCTTGGCGTAGTGCGCGTCTAGAGCGTCAGCAGCCTGCCGTATGAGGGGGTCCTCCGTACGTGGTCCGCCGTGTGCGCGGTTGTCCATCTCTGTCAGGACTTGTCTGTCGAAGACTTTTCGCCGCTCACCGGTGATGTTGGACAGCACGCCACCGCCCTCTCGCTTGTACCACTGGTCGTACGCATTATCAATCGGCATGAGCTCTGTTGCCAGAACGCGCTCGTACTTGCTCATAAGCCCGGACGCCGACTGGTTGTTTCGTACCCGACCGGCTGGACTCTCCAACAGGTCGAACGCCATAGCCTTCATTATCGTACCGCCTGCCGCGACGTCGTCGAACAACGACCGCAGACCCGGCACCTTTGCGATACCCTCGGCAAACCGCCGACCAGCCGCTGCTACGTGTCCGTCTGCGCCGCCCATATCTTCGAACAGGTCTGCGACAGTCTCGCCAGTGGCCAAGTGCCCCGGCTGGCGCATGGTGGCTTGTGCTTTTGACAGGATGTCCTTCTGCGTAGCGCTCATCCTGGAGGTATCTACTGTGTCGGTACCTCGATACGACGCGCCTAGGGAGCTGTCACTGTCTACGAACGTGTAATCGTCTAGGTTCACATGCAGACCTGGGCGTGCCTCAACGAACTCGTCAGCAGTCGCGTGTAGGGATCTGTTTAGAAGTAGACCACCGGCGCCGCCGAACGCGGCACCATACAACCCACCGGTGATGATGTCGGATGTCTCAGCGAGCGGATCCACCAGCTGGCGTCCGCCCTCCATCGCCACGCCCAGGGCAGCGCCAGCAGCTGCACCCTGCGCTACTCTGCCTGCAACGGTTGCTGCCTTCGAGTATCCGCCAGTAAGGAGTGTCAAGGGTGCGTCGATGTCGGCCATACCCGCGATAAGAGACGCAGCAACGCCAGTTGCGCCTTTCGCCTGGAGTATGCGCTGGTTCTGGATATCGTCATGTACGCGTGCTGCAAGCTCGGCAGCCTCTCCAGCGGATCGCACACCAGAGAACCGATCATATAGGCTCTCTGGGATCGTGGCTCCGTTCTCTTCTAACCACATCTGTGGATCGAAACCATCCTGCGGCGCGTGGGTGAATTTAGTGTCCAGCGTCTTCCAGATCTGCGGACCCAGGTTTTGCTGCCACGCCGCACCGAGAGTTTCAGTGACTGTCGTATCTTCGGCTAGCGCGGTCTCCGCATCACGGGAGGCCAACTCGTCTTGGAAGGTGGATTGACCGATAAGGTCGAGTTCAAGTTCAGCCATGTTGGCCTCCTGTTGATTAGTTAAGTAGATCTTGTGGTGAAACGCCCAGCTGTGGGAGCGGTGCTGGTTCTTCTGGATCCGCAAGGGCTGCCCCGAAGGACCTCAGACTATCCACGAACGAGTTCGTTAGATCGTCTGCGGCAGACGGTGCGTTCTCACGCATATTCCATGCACGTCCCGCCTCGCTGAGAGAGAACTGGATTGGCTGAGACATAGCAGCAACATCTAGCTGGTTCCCGGACCCTAGAAGGATCTTAGACCAGTTGTCAATCGTCGCCTTGTTCGGCGTGACGAAGAACTGTATGTCGCCGTCTGTATTGATTGTGTGGATGTCCCAGTCTGCACTTGTAATATCCTTCCGAGACATCTCGTCACCGGCAGCTATCCCGAAGAACTCGCTACCGGGCGATGAGCGCGTCATAAGGCTCTGCGGACCCTGACGCATCGCGAAAACAATAGAATTCCGTGCACTTTCCGGTAGCTGGTCCAGGTTGTCCAGGATCGCGTCCTGAACAGCCGTGTTGATAGCATCAGGTCCCTCGTCCTTAGAGATGCCAGCCAACTCATACACGGTGGTTCCTGTAGGCGCCACAATGAAGTTACCCATGACTGCGGCACCTGCATTTAGAGCCTGACCTACTGCGTGTTTACGCGCAGCCTCCGGTGTTATACCAGGAACCTGCGCTACTACCGCGCGTGTGGCGGAGTCTAGGTAGCTACGCAGTTTCGTGTCCGTCGCCAATGTGTCCGCGTCCGCATCTTGCTGTGCTGACGTCGTTAGTCGACCCAGACGGCGCTGAACCCAGTTACCCATCAGACCGGACTGGCGTGTGAACTCCTCTACCGCGTCTTCCATGAAGCTGCTGGAGTTGAGGGTCTCCATACGTGCGATCACAGCATCCAGGCGCGCAGGCTCGTCACGTAACCGTGCAGCCGTGCGCAATGCAGTAGTGGTGTCTGAGCTACCGACGTCCATTGCCTCTGCTGATCGGAAGAACGCAAGGGCTTCTGGCTTGTCTGCAAACATACGGTTCATGTATGCATCCGTCGCCCGCTCACCCTTAACGAACTCCAGGTATGTAGCGTAGGCCGTGATCGCCTCTTGCGGCAGATCCCCATCCACGCCCCAACCACGAGTGTCAACGACTGATGCGGCCATTTCGTTGGCTAGGGTAGGGTCTACTGCATTACTCGCCACCAGCTCTTGCGTATACCGCTGCGCCGCTGCTGCAGCTGCCTGCGCTACCGGTACGGCACCGCTGTCCACGTCAGCGCGTACTTCCTCACCGATACGTGCCTGCAACTGCTTGATACCTGCAGCCTGTACTTTTGGTGATGCATCGTCCAGGGTTCCGGTACTTAGAGCACGCAGTGCTTCCATCTCAGTTGCACGCACGCTCTCCGCAGCTCTCGCGCGCCGTGCGACTTCCGTTGCCTTAGCATCCTGTACGCTGGCGTACGCCTTGGCTAGTCCAGCGGTCTGCGTAGCGGTGTCCTCCGGCGAGATACCGTTTGCTATACCCTCGTCGACCAGCTCAGACATGATGTCGCGTAGCTCGTCTGTGTCGCTGGCCTTCTCTGCACGATCCGTGATGTCCAGTAGGAATTTCATCCCATCCGGTGTTGCCCAGCCTACATCGACCTCGTTTGCACGGAGCTCTTTTGCTACCTCGTTGTACAGGCGTCGTGCTTCTACATCTGTCCGTGGGTGCGCGGTCTGGAATTCCATGAGCCGCTCGTACACCTCGTCCTCCGATAGCTCACCCTCGTCAGCCAAGGAGATGATCTCGTCAGCGCCGCGCTCGTATTCCATGGAGTACGCACTGAGCTCTCTGTCTTTGTACGCCTCGTAGCCCTTCATAATAGAGCGGATCTGAGCATTCGATGCGCCTAGTTCTCGGAGTGTCTCTACGCCACCGGCAGTCTCGAAAAGTGTAGGGTCGTCGTTACGAAACCCGTCCAGCATTGCGCCGAGAACTTCCTGTCTGTGCCGCTCTGGTGTAATACCAGGATTTGTCAGGACGCGCTGCCGCATGGTTGTCTCTTGTGCAGAACCAGCTTGCTTGGCTGCCCAGTCGATAACCCATTGTACCGTCTTACCCTGGATGTGTGGATTAGCTTTGTAGGCCGCTGCAGTGATATGCTCTCGTACAGGTGCCGACGGGTCGGCGCGGAGTAGGCGCTTTGCTCCGGGACCCCCTGCGAAGTGTGCGAGGCGGATTGTGCCCTTAGTCACAGGCAGGCCTGCAGCAGACAAGCTAGCAGCATTCTCTGCGCCGTACGCGATTGCCATCTCCCGGCTGAGTGGTCCAGATCCTGCACCTGTTTTCATGGCCACGATCTCGGCGCTGGTTTTACCGGCTGCAAGATCTGGTCTGTGTGTGCGGATCATGTTTATCCAGGTACTGTCGATGAAACCTGCTGCACCGCCTGCTGTTTGCCCAGGCATCGGGTTCTGAGCGTTCACATCTCCGCCACTCTCGTGGTGGATCGTTGCATCAACTACGGACGCCGCTAGGTCTCGAAAACCTGCATTAGCGACCGGCGTTGTAGAGGTGCCACGTGTCACAGCGACGCCGTGAGACGCTGCAATACTGAGACCTGCGCCGTACTCAGTCGCGATACCGTTCTCTACGAAGCCTTGGTGGCTGATCTGCTGAGCCTGTGCAAGCTGCCCAACCGACCTGCCTAGGAGGCCGGTGAGTGTAGACTTAGCGAACGCGTCTCCTCCAACCTGCTCGATCAGATCTGCACTCTGCGCAGCCAAGTGCTTTTGGTACTCTGCCGGGTCTGTTTCCGACCAGTTTACCTTGGCGTCCTGGATCTGCTGCTGGTGCCACGCGGACATCATGTTGCCGACTTCGATCTCGACCATACCGGCCATCTCGTGTCTGCTCCCGCCGCGCGCACGTAGCTCTGCCTCTGTCTCGCCAGCCATGGCTGCAGCCTGCCCGCGAATGAAGTCTTCGTTCTGCGTGCGTTGCCGCAGTGACGCCGCACCGTCTAGTAGTGTGTCTACGCTGTCGGTGAGCGTGCTTGATGTGTCGACCTGCCCCTGCCCTGTGCGTACTCCGCTGAGACCGGCGCGGGTCTTTGGCGCAGTACCTAGATCCGAGACTGCTAGTGGATTGCCGGTCTGTTCCCGCGTGAATTGTCCTTGAGCCATTCCGGCCTCCTAGTTAAGATCGTTGGAAGATGTTCATAATCAGGCCAGACCCTGATGTGTCGGGTTGTCCTAGACCGTCGCTGCCGGTGTCGTCGGCTCTACGCTGGAACTCTGTTCCTGCCAGATCCAGCGCGATACCGATCAGGTTTGGACCTGCCAGCATCGTCTGCTGCGCTAGCGAGGTGTTCACCTTGTTCTGGTAGTCCTGCTCCTGAATGTTGGCAAGCTCTGCGCCAGCCCTGGACTTTACGTCGTAGATACGCTCGGCAGCGCTACGTGATACGTCGAATGATGTCGCGTCAACGCTACCACCCTGCACACCAGCGAATGCCGCACTCACCGTAGCCGCAGCTTTTGCTTTGTTCCGGGCTCGCTGTATTTTAACGCGCGAGCTGGTGGCCTCCTCACGCACTTTCGCCCGGTTCTGCGACAGGATACCTGCGTTTCGCGCCCCAGTGATCTGTGCATTGCGGTTCTGCGCCGCGCGCACCTTGTTCTGCGCCCGTGTTTGGAAGTGTCTTGTGAAGAAACCGCCGATGGTTTTCGTACCACCGGCGTCCATCAATCCTTGCCAGTCCATCCTAGCCTCCTGTGTTAACTCGCTGTGACCGGCCTCGTAGGGAGCCTGTCCACTCGATCTCTGTGATGTTCATTGGTAGGTGTGAGCTCGTCTCAATCGCTAGACTGGCCGTAGCTGCGTTGTCTTCGAACGTGAACTCCACTACACCGCTATCTACTGGGATAGCGCCTAGTGTGAAGTCTGGGTCGTCCCAAGTGAAGCCTTCCCAGTCGTGCGTCCACCAGTCCTCTGGGTCCTCATACACGGTCTCTCGGATCATACGGATAGGTCCAGTGTCCACAGTGTCGATCAGAAAGCGTGCAACGCTGAGGTCAGACTTAGCACGCGCGACGCCAGCCCTGTCTTTGATAACAGGCATTGTAGGCACGTACCGGGTGGCGTACGGGATACCTATGACGAATGGACCGTCACCACCAGACACGGCATAGTCTGTCGTACCGTCTGGGTTAGTGGCACCCTGTGTCAGCGTAGCGAGCAAGCCTGGATTTAGCTCACTGTCTGCACCATTGACAGCTACGTACTCCCGACCAGCCGGTAGTGTAGGCAGAGAGAAGTCAGTAGTCTCCTTGACCGTGATACGGTCCAAGTGTGTCTCGTGCTCTAGTCCAGCAACGGGTTGTCTCGCAAGATCCATTGTGGCTACATATGCGGGTAGGTTATCATCCTGCTCGAAAAGCATCGTGACTGTGGCATCCTGGATGTACGCGCTCACCAGTTTATCAGTGAACTGCCACTTTGACCACGCGGACTGCACACGCTTGTTGTCGATCCACATGTACTCATAGACGAACACCGTATCTGATCGCGTGTTCCAAGCCAGCAACAGCCCGTTACCATCGTCCGCTAGGAGGTTCTCAACGCCAGCTGGAATGAACTTAGGTACGTGGTTAGACACGCTACGCCGGTCGTGGACGGCGTCTGAGCCCAGTAGAAACATCTCACTGATCTCTGCGAAGTCTCCTACCTGCGATGGGTAGAAAACGACGTTACCTGCTGCTACTGGCTTAGTTCCGATATCCATACCAAAGTCCGCAGTAAGGGGTACTGCCACCGTGGACGGATCTAGCTTTGTCCTGCCTGAGATCGTGAACTGCGCGTTGTTCGTTGCAAATATGACAAGGTCCTTGTTAGAGCTGACGGCGTATGTCATAACGCTGTTGTGTCCGCCAGCCGTCGGTTCTACGTTGATCGTGTCGTCGGGAAGTGTGCCCGTTGCGGACTGCAAAAAGAAGTTTCCGAACTCTTTGGCCTGCGACATCGTGATCTGCCGACCGTGTAGCAGTACTAGGCGCTCCTGGAATTCTGCAAGCCCACTAATGGTAGAGCCGACAAAGCCAGGGTCCGGGTTGCTCTGGTCGTTGCCTGCCGCCTTGTCTTCCCATACCATCTCGCCAAAAGTGTAGCCGGTGTCGTTTTTGATCCGATGCGGCAGGGTGGCGGCGTCTAGTCGGAATGACGTGTCTCTCGCACAATCCTCCTTCCATACCCCATCCTTGTCTACAAATGACCCGGTAGCGTCTGCCCCAGGCACATCAAAACGCAGATAGTAGTCGTCCTCAGTCGCCGCATCACCAGATACCAGAACGAGCTGGTTCTTGTGCGCCCGCGTTGGTAGGTATCCAACATCCTTGATACTAGTGCTGACAGCCTGCATAAGGCGCGTGCCAGTACCGTCCTCTGCTGTGATTGCACTGTCTGTAGCAGCGCTGTTCGCTACGATACTTAGATAGTTACCAACCCGCGATATCGTGTAGTGCGCGGCGAGGTGGGCACGTGCGCCAGCGTCGTCTATGGTCCCATTGAGCTCCAGCTTGTTCCCGCCGCCGCTGTTGAATGCGCCGTCTATGAGATCTTCAAGGTGACCTATGATGAAGGTGGTTGTGACCTGCTCCGGGTTGTTCGTCGATGTCACAATGGTAATACCGACCGTCGCGATGTTATCCACGATCTGGATGCTGAAATCTGTACCGGTTGCACCACCGCGTGTGTACACTACCCAGCTGTGCTCGTCGGCAACATCCCGAACCGCCGCACCGTCAAACGACACAACCTGCTGCTTATTCAGCAGCGATATCGCGTCGTCAGCAGTCGCCACTACCAGATCTTCCTTTGTGTTTGCTGGTAGATATGAGGACGTAAAATCAGCAAGCTCTACACCAGTCGTCGCACTAAACAGTTTGATATTAGTGCCCTTCGCGTACCATACGACTATTTCACCGGTCCCGTCATCTACGAACCCAGCAGCTGCATTGTCGCTCCATACGTCAGTGCCGGTTAGTCCTGCAAGTGGGGCCACGAAATGTGTGGGGTATCGTCTGGATAGTCCGAACACTTCATCGTTCACCACATTGATTTGTTCTTCTGCCTGCCCTGGGCGCCGTGCCCGCGCGGGCTGTTGGGACACGCCCTGCACTAGCGAGCCGAGTGATCCGTCAACTTTGGCCATGATCAGCCTCCAATTCTAGCTGCGTTTCTACCGCCTGAGTGTATCCTAGGCAGACCACTCATAATGTAGGCGTATGCCGGATTATCACGCAAACTGATGTCTGCCTGCGACAGGCGCTCCCGGTCGAACGCAACTTCCGCATCCTGCATGTTCTTCATCAAGCCCTGCATCGTGATCTGGTCAGCCTCTGCGTTCAGCGCCATCTCGTACACAGCGCGCGCGCGGATGAGGTCCGTCACCGTAATCGGCAGGTACTCGTAGTCCAGCTCGATCACCACATCGACTTTGATTTCAGACTCTTGTATCTGATATGTGTGGTTCTTCGGGTCATACATACGACGACCTCTGCGCACATACGGCAGAGACTTCACGGATGTGTCGCACTTTAGGGTGGTCTGCGGTACAAGGAACTCACCGTTTACGTCCGGTTTCAGTGACAAGCCCCAATCCGTGTTGAACCAGTGCCCCCGTGCCTGCGCTGTACGCGCGACTCGTGTTAGGATTGGTAGTGCTTTGATAAGCTGTGGGTGCCTGCCTACAGTGGATGTAACTCCGTTGGAGCCCACGATGGCAAGCATGGCGTTGATTATGTCTAGTTCTTCGCTCATTTTTAAGCTCCAATTGTAAGTACACAAAAAGGCCCCTGTCGCGCTAGCAACAGGGGCCTGACTGTCAGAGACAGGATTTAGGTAGCAGGGTAGAACACAGCACCGGACACGTCTGAGCGGTCCACAGCGGCGCCGAAGGCCATCCAGCTATCAATGAACCAGGATTTCTCCTCTTCATTGAACCAGATCTTGGACTGCATTGGGATGCTCTCGCCGACCAGGATTGACTTCGGGTGCAGTAGGAGACCGGCGCAGCGTGCCTCCTCGGCAGTGGTGTTGAAGGCCGCGCCCATCTCGTGGGAAGACTCGACGGCGTTGGGGATGCGTGCAGTCTTCACGATTGGGATACCGAGCAGTGTCTTCACAACGCCGTCTGCAAAGTCGCCGTTGTCGGTAGACAGGTCTTTGTCCAGCAGCTGTGCTGCCATGTCGTTCAGCAAGGCGCTGTACTGTTTGGGACGCACAAAGATGACGTGGTCGTCGGTGTCGATGTCCTCTTCTTCCATGGCCGTGATCATGGCCTCGAATGCAGCGTACAGATCAGCACCGTCAAGTGCATCAGCCAGAGCGGCGAGGTTGAACTGCTTACCAGCACCAAATGCGCCGTTATAGGTGTTGCCACCGTTAGCAGTCGGAGCAGCAGTACCAACCTGGAGGCCTGCACCGGAGTTGACGGTGGGGTCGGCTACAGCGGACGAGCGGCCCATGATCAGAAGGCTTTCGTCGAATTTCTTCGCGAGTTCCTTGCCGTGGTCGCGACCGAGTTCAGCGCGTGCGTCGAAATCAGTCTGGATTTCATTGAGCATCGGACGCTCGTTGCGTGCCAGCAGGATCACGTTCACCTGTACGGACACAGTACCGAAGTGGGTGCGGGTAGGGGTTGGTCGGACACCGTCTGTCAGGGTCTGGAGGGTGGTACGTCCCACGCGGCGCGCTACGAGGGTGTCAGTGCCGATGATTGATTTAACCGGGTAGAAGCCCTTCATAATAGACTTCTTGGCGAACTGGGTGTCCACTGCGCCACGGTAGTCGTCAATCATGTCCTCGAAGGAGCTCATCAATGCGGTTGAGCCGCTATCGTTTGTTGCCATGGGGCAATTCCTTTATTTTAGTTAGGAGTGTTTGTTTGGGAGGCTCAAGTAAACAGCTATTTGCCTCCCTAGAATAGCGCTATCTATCCTATAGTAGTGTCACAGGTTCCGATGCGCCGCTACACCGCGTCTGATCTCAGCCATCTTGGTATTGAAATCGGCCTGCTTGATCTTACCAAGATCGCGCTGTCGATACAGCCGTTCCTTAGCTGCGTACGCGTCCGACGGGTTCAGCGGTTTGACAGTAGCTGGTGCAGCCGGGGTAGTGCCTTTGCTGATAACCGGCGCACCGCCAATGGTCGCGTTCTTCGGATCTGCGTTATACAGCTTCTGAAACTCTGCTGCACCAAGCTTGCGTGACAGCGCGTTACCGTTCAACATCTCTGTGATGTCTGTGATCGCAGCCTTCTTGCTCGGATCGGCTGCAACAAGCTCTTTCGCCCATGCCGTCATCTTCGACCAGTTTTCAGATCCGCCTACGCTGGCGTGCACGTCTCGGACTGCTGCCAGGGCCGCACTACCGGCACCCGCCGCCCACTGAGATACCCCGGCCATGACGAGGACTGCGTTGTCATCACCGACAGCTTCCCGGAGAGCAGCCTGATCGACTTTGGAGACATCACCGGTCTTGATCGCATCACCGAAGTGGGTGTTCAGGTCCGCTACGGACATCCCTGCGGCCTTCATCACGTTCAGTGCTGAGTTCAGATGGATGTCTTCGGACGTCGGGAAAGGCTCTGCAGGTGTCTCTGGCTCAGCGGCGGTGGCGGGGTCTGCAGGAGTTTCAGGAGACGCTGGAGTTTCTGGGGTTTCTGGCTCCTGTGGTGTTCCTTGTTCCTCAGATACGACCGGTGCCGCGTTAAGCTGTTCAGCGTTCTGAGACCCTGTCTGTGCAGCGGCGGCGGCAGCTGCACGTGCTGCGCTCTCCTCCTCAGAGATACCTGGATCATTCACACCGGAGTTTGCCTGCTTCGACAGCTCCACCATCTGTTCCTGGGTGAGTTGGTTAAATTCTGACATGCGTCACGCTCCTTTGGCAATTTCTTGTTGTGTTGCGATTTCGCCCTCTTGGGCGATCCGCTTTGCTTCTGCGTCTTGTTCCGCTTTGATCCTTGCCTCGATTTCGCTCTGCGACATGACGAAGGCTGTGGTATCTACTCCGCGCTGGGCACCGGCATACGACGCGTACTCAGCGTGTTTGATGATGGTTTGCGTTTCCGGCGACAATTGACCGAGCATTGCCAAGTCTTGTACCCACACACGGATCGACTGCATCTCACCCTGGCGACTTAGACTGTCCATACCAGTGACGATCTTGGCGTCCAGCACGGCCTTCATGTCTTTGCCGTCTACTGCAGACACAGCCTCGAATGCTACCTTGGCCTGCCAGTCCGCGCTAAACCGGGAGTAAACACCGCCGTGGGACACCTCCAGCTGCTCTGCGTTGTCTCGGATCTCCTCCGCTGTCACCCGCTCCGCATCTCGCGTGGTGCCACTACCGTACAGGAAGGCGCCGCTGATCTGACGTTTGTGCGTCTGTATGATGCCCTCCATGACAACGATGTCTTGGGCGTCTGCGAACTTTGCCGTACCAACTTGGTTTGGGTCACCAGATACGTATGTGCCTGTGTCTGAGCTGTTCAGCTCTGCTACGTCGATAGATGACTGCGACCCAACGAAGATTTTCTGATCTGCGATCCTTGCGGCCAGCATAGCCACAGCTCTGGACAGGGCGTCGATCATATGAAAGGAACCGGCGTAGTCTTCTACCAGCCCACGTCCGTAGTCTTCGCCTCTGTGGAGGTTCCAACTCAGGTGAGTGTGGATCACTTTATTCTGCGGTAACAGAGTATCCTGCTCATACAGAACGTCTACGTCATCAGTTGCCTGCATAACCTTGTAGCGACCGTCTTTCTGCAGCTCGTACCGTGTGTACAGCGTGACGTCATCGTCCTCAGCGTATTCCTTCTCGCCGTTGGCAACCAACATCGCCTGGATCTCTTCTGGGAACGCAGCAAACTTCTTCTCGTCGCGCATGATCAGTACGAGGTCTCGACCGTCTCCAGCCTTTTTGGCTACGTAATCACGCATATTGTAGGCAACAGGCTTCTCGTCGTCAATTGCCTGCTTGATAACAACGTCGCCCGTAATGATCAAGATCTTCGCGGCCTCCACGGCGGCAGTCCGGTATCCGACCTTCTCCAGGTACTGAATAGCGTCCTTCTCAGTCTTGCTAGACTGCAGCCTGAAATCCTTCATAAGCTCTGTCGCCTGCTTTTGAACCTTCGGGTCCTTGGACATCAGGGCTTCGTCGATATCCTTCGCCACCTTTGTTCCTGCCCCAGGCGCCAGACGGAAGAAAGGCCTGTTCGGGCTGAACAACGTAGTGACCAATTTATTCGCGAAATGGTTCGCAACTGTCGCGCCGATGCTGTCGAGCATACCCACGCCGGTAGTGTTGTTTCCCGTGTTTCCGATAGCAGGGAAGATGTACGGGATTGTATAGTACGCGAACTTTTCACTCGCCCGCAGCCTCTCCGAGCGCTCACCGTCCATACGGCGGAACTGCTCCTGAATTGTTTCCTTGTCGCTCATAGGATGCTGATCCCTGAACCACTACCAACTGTGTTTAGGCCGGACACGCCTGTGACGGCTGTTGCCGCTTTAGACGTTTTGGTCGCGTCCTCGTCCTGCTCTGATGTGTCGCTGCCTCCTAGGAGTACGTCTGCACCGACGTCTTCGAGTGCTTCTGGTGCCACTGCGTCTGGTAGCGGCACATCCGGCACGCTGGCTGCAGCACTTGCTGCGCCTCCAATTGCGGACACTATGCCGATGATTGTTGCGGGGTCACACATGTGTAGATCCTTTTCTTAAATCCGTATGTTACTTGGAACCCGCTTCCTGCGTACAGGCGTCGGGCGATATCTGGGTTTTTTAAAGATGCTCCTGCGATGAGTGTCACAGGATACCCTACCGCCTCGGCCTTACGCTCCCAGCGAGCTAAGATACGCGCGGCGTGGATGCCACCGCGTGCTCCTGGGCGTACCCACAGCATCCGCTCGATCCACATGACTTCCTGCGTATCAGGATCTGAAACCTCTACCCATAGAAGAAAGCCTACCGGCGATCCGTGCACGTCTCTCTGCACGATCACTCGGTCTGTATCTAGTGCTGGTTGGATCGTCTTGTCCCAATCGACCACGATGCCTGTGTCACCGGACGCCTCTGCAAATAGATCCTGGAGACTACTCATTGGCTTTTCTCCAATCTGCTGCGCAGCTGCCGTAAGGCCTGCTGTGCCCCGGCGTTCCACATTACCTCGTTGTGTGGCGTGTCCTGCCGAACAGGCGGGCTATACGCTGAGAGGACTGCGTCCAGGTGGTCCATAACCACCGCAGATACGCGCTGCGTGTCCATCGCAGCAACCGGCCTCTTTACGCTTTTAGGTTCTTCCGGGCGCTGCCAGTAGAAATTAATCAGCCTCTTTAGTAGTCTCATTGTCGGTCACCTTCTTCGGGTTCGTCACTTGATCATATAAACCCTCCTCTTGTAGCCAGAGGGCTATGCGTGGTGAAATGGGTATCCGGTACTTTACAGCGTCCCTGGCCAGCTTGATGCGCTGCTCAGGTTCCAGCGCGTCGTAGTGGCACATGACTGGTATCCTATAGGGTTTCTATCCTATAGTAGTGTCACGCGCTTTTCCCACCCTTTATCTGCGCGTACTACCGTTGCTGTGAACGGCTGCCCGAACAGATGGGTTAGCGTGTTATTCCGTATACAGTGGATTGTGTCCCACATACCGTCACGCGATAGCTCTCCTGGCGGAACACCTCTGTAAAGCTCCTGCAGTCCAGCAGGGTCGATGATAATTCGGGAGTACCGCTCCGCCTGCTTCCATGCCTCGTAAAGATCCCGATGATACAGGCGCTCAGTAGCTGTAGGCAGTCTGTACGTGTCGTGTGGGATACGTTGTATCGGTTCGCACATTTGTATGTACTCAATCCTCCGCTGTACCGCATCCATCAACTCTGTCCACACATGCTTCGCGGATCCTTCGGTGACTACCCACTGCTTCGGGCTAATATGTATCTGCATGTTCGTTCCCTCATCCAAAAAAGTATGGGCTGTCTCGCACAACGCGTACGTCGAACGACCCCATCGGCGGCGTGTCTCTGAGCTTAACACCCGTACGGTCTTCCTGCTCCTGCTTGAACGCACCTAGCGCGTCCCATCCGTGGTACAGATCTACGAACGCCTCGCGGATAGCTACGTCGAGTTTGTCAGTGTCGCAGGCATAGGTCCCAAAGCTGTCGTGGATCATGGCGAAATCCGTATCCTGCGGCATACGCATGATGGTCAGCTGCATGTGTGCAGCATCATACGAGTGTATGAAGTTCGGGGCAGATCCTGCTGACTGTTTCCTGCTATCCAACTCGTCGGTGAATTCACCAATCTGTAGGCTCATCGCGCCGCCTAGCTGCGTCCTGATCCGCTTGGTCTTGATCTTGTGCCGTGCCTGATGTACAACGAACCCAGTGGGTGTAGTCCAGGTCATTGGCTTCCCAGCCTTCGCTAGGTCGGAAGCTACCTTCTGCACCCAATCCATACCAATGCGGGCAGATATCACAACGTCGCCGATAGCCTCCCATAGGTGCTCTGTGCAGTACTGCGCGTCCGTCATGCGCGATGTCGGTGGGAACTCCTCGCTGTTTAAATCCGACAGCCAGTCGAGCACGCTGTCTACGCACGCCCGCTTTGTAGCTCCGTACGGTAGGGTCATTACAGGCTTTTTCGCCAGCTTACGAGGTAGGCCAGCTGCGTACGCCATCCACGAGGTTTCGCCACCTGCAGCCACGATACGACGACCAGCTGCTTCGCCAACCTCTGTGTAGATGTCAGCAACCACGCGACCGACAGCACGACTAACATTAGTAGCAGCGGCACCGACAGGATCGCGCAGAATAGCAGCATAATGCTGCAATCCATTACAAGAACCATCACGAGCAATGGCAATGCGATTAAGAACTGCGTCAGGGCCGAAAGTGTACGCGTCGGCGAGTTCAAAGATGGCTGCAAGAGCACAATACTGCTTGTCAGCATCCACCCATAGATGCTTTGCTTCGCCGAGCGGATCTTCCGCACAGGCCAAAATAGCTTCCCGTCTAGTATCTGTGTAATCTGCACGGTCGTCAAACTCCTCTTTATCATAGCCACAGAGATTTGCAAAGTGGACTTTTAGGTGATAGAACCCCCGCTCGCCTAGGATCTTACCGTCCGCGAATTCAATGAGCGCTTTTCCCATGTCGGGACCTTGTGGCGAAAATGCAGAGGTGATAGAGTACATCCGGCTACGGAAATCGTATTGCTGGACATACCAAAATCGGTCGTATTGGCTGTAGTCTTCGGCCATACGCATGATCCGTACAGCCTGGAAATTGCTCGTGACCCGCTCCCGTTCGAGCGTGTGCAGTCTTGCGGCGTCGCGCTTCCATGCTGTGAACGCCTCAACTTGTCCAGCGTCCATTGCTTCTTTCTTGATGTTGGCCACCGGCGAAGGTGGGATTTCGATTGGGTCTGGCGAACCCATTCCAATACGGAGGCCCTTTTTCCAAACCTCCTTGGCAACAAGATGCACGCGCGCATTGACGCGCCACGGAGTACGCTGGACAGCATTGAGCGCTGCCATTGGTGTAGATAGATCGGTGGATCGTAGGAGTTCTGCATGAGTACTGTCCCTCGTCTTAACCATCGGCACGCGACGGCGCACACCGGGTGTGTAGTAACCTCCGATATCCAGAGCTGTCCATGGATCCGGTTCGATGATAGATGGCATGAATTCCGGCGCCAGGAGTGACATGTGGTCTTTATGCTTCTCTATCCAGTCGCTAGCCTCCTTCGTGAGCACGATTACGTACTGTGTTTTCCTGCCGGATCTGATCAACTTCTTCTCGATCAGCGGGGTAGCCGCCAGTATGCACTCCAATACCAGCATACCGACCTGCATCCTCTCCGTCGGTGTCCATGCCTCCCACGCCACCTCCTTCTCGTGCATCTTGTGCGTCAGAACCCGGTGCCGGTGCCTGTACTGGTTTGTGTTCTTTCTCTTGAAATCCTTGATGATCGCGTTGTAGTATTCCTCGTGGTCGTCCTGAAACGCCGTGAACTTGATCTCGTCTTCGATCATCAGTCCTACTACCTTAGCCAGTGCAATCACAGTACGTTCTGTGAATACGTCTTGGAACACCGCGCGCAGGGCCAGTAGGGCAGCTTTGTCCGCGTCTATGCGCCGTAGTAGGCCACGGTACTTACCTAGCGTGGTAGCACGCCCTGACGCCTCTCCAGCGGCCTGTATGGCCAAGACCAGATCCGGTAGAAAGGAGCGTGTGAGCTGGGTTGCGTAGGTCGTCTCGTGTGTGCGGCCCCCGTCCCTGGCCGACTGTTCGCTATGACGGTACTTTGCAGCCCCGCGAGCAATCATGTGCTTCTCTTTCTCGATCTGGTCTTGGATAGTGCTCATGTTCAACCCTTCGTGGTTATTGTCCGCGTGATGGTCTGCGTATACTGCATCTTGCAGGTGGGGCATTTGAATGTTGCAGGGTTAGGTAGGATAGGTGGCGGGTTAATCGGTTTCCCGCATCCGTTGCACTTAAATGGACCCACGTGCCGCCGCCCGCCGATCACGCGCCAGCTTGTTCGCTCGCACGCGTTTGTCCTCCGCAGTCTTGTGTGTTGGGTGCATCAAGCCTGTCTTGTCCGTGCTATGCTCTGCCCAATACTCGATCAGGCGTCCCAACCACCATGTCGGAGTATACTTCCGCTTCGCGCGGCGGGCTAGGTTGTGTACCTTGCCCTCAATCCCGTTGCAGTTACGGCACAATGCTCCGCGTATCGCGCCAGTAGTGTGGCAGTGGTCCAATACAGCGCCATCGTTTGGTAGAGTGGTCTGACAGATAGCGCAGCGGTGTCCCTGCGCCTGGAGGATGTCATCGCGTACGCCTGCGATCTCACGGTGCTTAAGCTTCCGCATCAAGACCCGCCTCATAAATAGCCCGCGTTTGTGACTTGAAATCAACCGGAACAAGTCGGACAACGAAGTTGTCGATGGCGAACTCGATCTCTTCCTTCTTACGTAGCGGTGTAGTGTCGCGCAACATTTTACGCAGCTTGCGCCGACCGAACTTGCCAGTGTACGTCAGCTGAACAGCGTTCCCATCTGAATGTGGGTAACACAGCATTGCGCCGTGCGGGTATTCGAGTTTCACTTTCCCATTAGCCATTATCAGCTTCCTTTCTTGTTAGATCGAAACCGCATTTGAACGGCTCTGGTGTGTGGACGAACGGTTCTCCGTACTGGTCCAGAACAGTGCTCACCCGGTGTGGTCTCGGCGTGCAGTAGACTTCCATTGTGGTGTTGTACTCGTCGTCATCAAGAACCATTGACGACCTCCTGTAACCATTTCCGCACGTCGTCGATGTCACCGGCGGTGCGCTGCATCCACAGCATCTGTGCCTCAGACCAGAAAACGTCTGCCCAGCTGACGTCTTCCTTAGTTTCCCAGTGGATAAAGCCCTTCGTCTCGGCGTATTCTTTGTACGCCGCCTTCACAACCTGGAAGCACTCAAGGTCTGTACTGCACCCGTCCAGCATGTCCTGCGCCTTGACGATACCGATCTTCGGGATGCCTACGATGGTGTCCGCTGTGTCTCCCATAAGCATCTGCCGCCAGAAGAACTTGGTCCCGTAACCACGGGGCTTATGGCTCTTGGTTGTCTTGCCGGTCTTCTCGTTCTTCTTTACCGTTGTTTTGATGTCAATGAAGCCAAATGCGTCTCCCGCACCCTCCACCTCGCCGGTATCGAAGTTGAAGTGTAGACCAGGCACGATGCGCAGATCCTTGTCCTTTGATGCGATAACGCATAGCCCTGGTGTGCCTGCATCCCAGGCTGCCCAGGCCGCCTCTGCCATACCGTCGTCTGCTTCTGCGTGCATCCAGGACTTCCCGACCACATTCTGCAGCTCCGGGCTTTCCATGTACGCACGGACAGCTTCGAGAAGGCGTGGCTTCTCCCCGCTCCGGGCGCTCTGGTACGCCTTCTGAACCGCCACCTTTGATCGGCCCGCCTTGTCGGACATCTGCGGTGTGACGTGCAATACCGCAGTCTGGGCGCCGCAGGATTTTCGCAAGTCAGTCACCATTGTGTTGACTGCGAGTACCATGTCCTGCAGCGTCTTGTTCTCCCCCTCGCGCTCGTACGCCGCGTAGTAAGCCAGGAAATCTGCGTCGATGTGGGCTACGCGTCCCGGAACTACGTCTATGTAGTCCTTGCCCTCCGGTAGGAAGGCTGTTACCTCTGCGTTCTGGATGGTTGCAATGTCTAGCATAAGGATCTCCTGAGTGTGGTGGCGGGACACTTGGCCCCGCCGAATTGATTTTTTAGCCCAGGCCCAGTTCGTCCAGGTCTGCCGCGCCGTCATCGTCTTCCTGCTCAGAAGGCTGCTCGTCGATCTCATCCGCAGGTTCATCCGACTGTTCTGCCTCGCCGCCCGCGTCGGTGTCCGATGGCTTTGGTGATGTTTCATCAACAACCGCGTCATCAAACGCGACGCCGTCAAGCATACACTGCAGTGGGCTCCCATCGTAGTTCACAGCGGAGATCATTGTGTTCTGTACGCGGTTTTTGGAGACCTTCGTGACCTTTCCATCCTTGTCTGTGTTCTCGTACTCACCCTCAATGAACAGCGACGCCCAGTGCTCAGGGTGCGGATTGTCCCACAGGAAGAACTCCAGCTTGCCTACCACTGCAGGCACCTTCATTGGAGTGACTTCTCCGGTGTCCTCACCGTCATCATCCATGACCGGGTTCACGGCAGGTGAGATGTTTGGAACGCCGCTTGTTTTCCAGCTCTCCCAGATACGCAGCTCCTTTTTGTTCTCGGTGTCTGCCTCCATTGCCGCCTTCGCCTCGTCGCGAGCTTTCTTTGTCTGTAGGACTTTCCCGCCCACTTCCCAATTGACTTTCAGCTTCCAGGCTTTTGTGCCAATCATCTGTGCAAAGTGTGTGATTGATGTGTCACCCTCCCGCATCAGCTCGAACAGCTTCCGCAGAGTTGCCTTCTCGTGGGTAGACTTTTTGCACTCAAGGTACAGCCGACGTGCACTGACCGGCTTACCTTCTTCGTCCAGCCGGATACCGTCTTTCGACAGAACCTCGAATGTCAGGCGAGCAGTGTCAACATCCTCAGTCTCTTCGGACTGAAATTTCTTCTTTTTGTGGATACCCAGCTCTGTATAGCCAACCAGTCGGACAGCGTGGTTCTTCACAGGAAGCAGCTCACGTTTGAAGTCGCCACCGCCTGTCGAGATAGTCAAATCCTGTAGATCGTTGTCTTCAACGAAGTTGGTGATATCCGTCAGGTTCAAGCCAGTGTTTTCTTTTGTCATGCTATTTCCTTATATTAGCAATCATGGATTGGTATCGGATCATCTTACATCAGATCCTCTTCTTTGAAACTGATACCCGGTACCGGAGATCAGCGATGCTTATCCTATAATAGTGTCACAGATAACAAAGTCCGGCAACGTGTTACGCTAACGTACAGTCATGCCAACCGCCTCTCGCGTCTTTGACTACAATCTTCGTGATCATCCCCATGGTTTCGACGTCAGACATGACATGCGCTTCTGCTTTTAGCTTAGAAGCGAGGTCGTCGATATACTTGTCCACAGTAATCTCTGCATGAACCATCAAAGTGTTTTTCAGCTTCGTGCGGAGGTCGTCTACAATCGCGCGCTCCATATTACGTAGTACTAGGGAAGTGCTCATGGTTATCCTTTCGGGAAGTGATGCAGTTCATTCATGTTTAAGCCGATCTCACCGTCCACTGGGAACGGTACTTTGATGTCCATACCATATCTGGCGTTAAATCGCTCTGGGATTGACGTCATAATCTCTCTAGCCTGTGGCCAGATCTTTAGAGCAAGCTCCTCCGTCTTACAGTCGAACCACACACAGTCGTGGACGGTGTTACAGAGGATCACAGCCGGGTCATACATGCCTCCGCCGAAGAAGTCGTTTTCGATCAGCCATCGGATCAGCCATCCGAGAACAGCCTGGACGAACTCGCCACCGTACCCCTGTGTCGGGTAATTCAGGATCTCCGGCTGTGCGAACTGATCCATGATACCGCGATCCTGTAGGAACTTCGGAGTGTCGTACGAGCGCCATGTGTAGCGGGTGCCTGTCGGCCCCTGCCAGTAGCCTCTGTGGTAGACGCCCCACGATCCGTCGTCTCGCTGTGCTCTGATAGGCTCCTTTGTGTTCTCTGCCGCTTCTTCGACAGACTGGTAGAATTTGCCGATGCCTGGGTACATAATCTCCTCACCCTTGATCAGCTCCTTCACCTCGTCAACCGTCATTCCTGTGGCGTTCGCGATTGTTGGTGCCCCGGCGCCGTATGCGCGCTGGAATGAGAAGATCTTAGCAGAGGTGCGGAGTACGGACCACACACTGTACTTCGGGTCATCCTCGTCCTTGCACCACTGTAGCGCCTGCGGGTACGTGCAGCCCTGGGACTGCGCAACCCGCTTACAGTGAAAGTCCACCTTGTTCTGTAGATCTAGCGTCAGCTGCTCGTCCCGCGTCAGGACGCCCTGTACGACGACCTCCAGCTGACTGTAGTCAATCTCGACCATGCGACCACCTGTGACGGCCCAACGGCTATCGAACAGCTTCTTGACCTGAGACTTCCATGTCCCGTCCTTCCGCTGATCACCCCGTGTGAGGTTCTGCAGATTTGGATCCGATGACGACAGGCGAGTTGTGATCGTACTGGTGTGGTTCAGCTTATGGTGGATGATGTGGTCGTCTGGGTCCACGCATGTCAGCATACCTTTCAGCTTACCATCCTTACCACGCGTCACCAGGTATGTGCCGATCTCCTTTGTCAGAGCTGACTGATCCGACAGTGCTTTCAGGAACGGGACGTCTGTGCGATGCTCCAGGACCTCCATAACGTCCTTACCGGTGCCGTAGATGTGATTTCCTGCACCGTCGGTCTGTGCCCCCTTCCAACGCTTCTCTGGTTCAGTGTATCCGTCGAACTTGAAGAACTGATCCGTGAGGCGGGTCTTCTTCTCTCCCCAGCCCTTCATGTTCTTGAATTTAGGCTCGCCCATCCTAGCACCGGACTTGAAGGTGTCCTGAGGCACTGCGGGGTTCACGCCGTCAACATACTGCCACTTGTAGCCTTCTACGCCGTTTACCGGGTCTCGTACTTTCTGCACCTTCTTGGATGTAGGGTTCTTAGGTTCTCCACCGAACAGTGGCCATTTCTCCTCAGTTCGGTATCTCGCCCAAGTACCAGTCTTCTCGTCCACGTATGGTAGAGACTTCTCGTACCGCACAGTCCCACCGAAAATCAGGCAGGACTTGTGCGTGTTGCTGTTCCAGTTGAACTCCAGCTCTTTTGGAAGCTTTGGGATGAATTTGGCAAGTTCGGCGTCAGCAACCTTTAGCGCTGCGCGCTTCTCTGCCAAATAGACCTTCGCGAAGGCCGTGTCCACATGCAGCCCGGTGAACTCCATGAACGTCGTGGCAAGTAGCCCGTCCATGCGATCCTCAATCATATTGAGCATACCAAGCTCTACGGCCTTCTTCATCTGCCCCTGGTAGGCTAGCTCCGTGTTACCGATATCGCCGCCATTACGCCCCTCTTCCTCTGTCCCGACAAGATAGTCGATCAGGAGGTCCTCCGGGATGTCCGGGGTATTGATCCCGTCCTCCCACATGAGCTTCACAGCGTCGATCTTCGTGGTTCCTCCGTACAGGATTGCCACATCGTTAAGGCTACACATCTGCCACTGTGGGTGCTGCGCCTGTAGCAGGTATTCGGCGTACTGCGTACACCAGATCTTACCACCTCGCTTTAAGAACGCTTCGAGATGTGGGTTCTTCCTGACAAGTTCCCAAAGTAGGTCGAACTTAATGTTGTGACCAACGAGGACGGTGATGTGGTCCGGGATAGACATGAAGCTACCCCGGCTCTCCGCCTCTGTCATATAGCGCCAGGAGCACTGCTTAGACAGCCCAAGATCTTTCCAACCCTCGGCCACCACCCAGTTGTCCTTTACGAATGGGTTTGCCTTGCGCTTGAACTTCTGGGTGGTCGTGGTTTCTAGGTCGAAAATTCTGACTGTCATCTAGCCTCTCCAGGTTGCCCGCGCGGTTTTGAACAGTTCGTACCGCTCGCTCTTTTCCAGCAGGTTCTTCCGCATTGCGATACATGTGGCTGCCAGTACAGCACCAAACTCCACAGGATCGCCGAATAGCATGATGTTGTCATCTACACGGCGCATGGTCACGAAGTTCTCGTATTCACCATCGTAATCCTGCAGTGTGTCTGGAACACACCATCCGTACTCGAATAGACTTCCAGCAGCGGCAGAGACATCCCGGACGAGCAAAGCGATATCTCGATCAGTGTCGGTCGGGGCCGGGTCACAGATAATTCGGCTACCTGTGAAGAAACCCTGCTCGAACTGTACAGCACGCGTGCCGAGAAGATCAACGAGATCCGTGACGAGTACGCGAGGCGGTGTGATTATGCCGGTCATTTCCCTACTATCCTTCTTACCTTATACAGATCCTGTCGGAGCGTTCTAGCAACCGCATCTGCTTTCTGCAGCTTCTTGTTCAGAGTGTCGATCAGCTTTCCCTGTTCCTGCACTTTGTGTCGCAGTGCGCCGTCATAGTCCTTGGAGCCGCTCATCTCCTCCAGCTTGTAGCGTAGCATTTTGATCGTAGCCTGATCCTCTGCCATCACCCGCTCCA